GTCGGGCCTGTGTCTCCTGTTGGACCCGTTCCTCCCGTCGGGCCTGTGTCTCCTGTTGGACCCGTTCCTCCCGTTGGGCCTGTGTCTCCTGTTGGACCCGTTCCTCCCGTTGGGCCTGTCCCTCCTGTTGGACCCGTGGGACCGGTTGGTAAAGTAAATGGTGGGATTGGGGGAAGTGTAGGGCCAATTACATTTGGATTTAATGCATTTGCTTGAAGTATCCCATTTATCTTTTGTATTTCATTTTTATCAAACACATAACTACCTCCTATGATTGTACTATATTGTAGTAATACAGTTATCTTACATACACATAAACTTCATTAATCGTAATATAATATGTTTTCCCTATACAATGGTGCACCTTAAATTGTAGTGAACCGTCCATATTTACCTTTCCTTCAATTGTATATCCCTCACCTGCATCTACGAAACCTGCCAAGATGGAGCATCATAGAAACGTAGATTATTAACCTTAGAAACCACACGCTTCCCTACAATAGATGAATCAACTGTACTTTTCTTATTAAACTGCACATAAGATGGATCGTTCTTAATCCACTGATCCCCACCAAGATTTAACCAACCATCCCTTTCAGCCCGCACAAAATAAATGAAACTTTAAGTAGTCAAGTGGATCTTCATAATCTGTTCCACCAAGGTATTTCGTTACATCATAGTGAGTCCATAATCCTTTTTCTACAGATAATCTAAGGTCACGTAAGATTTTAGCTAGTAACTTAACATATTTATCATAGCTGCGTTTGAATTTTGTATAGTCCACTGTTTCGCATAACTCTACATGTACAAATCGTTTATTAGCAGCAGTACCTCCACCATAAGCAATGGACTTTGTATCTGCGATTTGGATTATTCCATTCCAGTCAACCGCATAATGAACGAACGCGTTTCTCCATCTTCTTCAAAACCAGTACGCATTATCTCTTCCCATGAAGCTACAGACTTTGTTAAATCTGTTTCGGGATAATTCATCCGTTTTGTTATAAATTCTTCACGGTTTGAAGGATTATTTTCTAATTGTTTATATTGAGTTAATACCTTTTTAAATAATTGTTTAGCGTAAGAACTTCTCGGCTCGCTGAACATAGGATTTGCTTTTTCCCACACATCAGGATTATCAATTTCTTCTGGATTATCGATCTTGCAGATGAAGGGAAACAATGGGTCTTCTAAATCTTTGCCTTTTAGAATATTCATCGCTCGCTCTNTCGTCTTGTCTAAGAACCCATCGCGAACAAAACCATCTGTACCAATAAAAAATTCTCTAGCATTTGGCACTTTTCCAAGTCCACTAGAGAATACATTTACTACATCAAAGTTTTCATATCGATGTATTTCATCGTAAATAACACAACCGTCACGAAGTCCATCCTTAGAACCAGCATTAGATGTATGATATTGCATAATGCTTTGNGTATCNTTACTCAGTATCTCTACCTTAGTTCGATAAAACATATCTTCTAGTATTTCTTTTCCTTTAATAGCATCATAGACTTCACGAAAAGAAACTTTAGCTTGCTTCTCGTTGTTAGCCACAATTGAAACATTGTAGCGTTCTATCCCGTGTAGTGGACTAATAAAGAAATGACATAATGATGAAATCAAACCATTTTTACCGCCACCACGAGCCATCATAATTAGAAACTGCTCGTAAAAAACCGAATCGTCTTCTTCATAAAAAAGAAAAACAAAAGCGGTTAAAAACTTCTGAAATGTTTGTAATTCAAAATANCATTTCTCTGTAAACTTTATATAATCATCATGCATTTCATTATCGAAATACAGATCATCACGTATTAAAATGTATTTCTCTAGGTAATCAATTAGCATTATGCGCTCTTTATTTAGCTTAATTTTTCCCGCTCGATACATTTCAATATATTCAGTTACATATTCATTTTGAATCATGTTAAATCTCTAGCAGAGCGCACAGGTTTTGAAGGAACTTTCTTTTCTTCTGCCGATGCTTCTAATCCAAGTGCATCTAAAATCTTTATCATCCGATCGTTAGTTTTATGTAAATCATTAATAGAAGGGTTGGATTTCGGACCGTGCATGCCGGATACCTTTATTCCTGTTTCTTCAATATCATCAACAAGAATACATTTTAAATCCCACAGCGATAAATAATCTTGAATTAAGTCAACATAATGATTACCTACAATCTTTTTTTCTTTCAATTGATTTATTAAATCCTTTTCAATCCTTTTTCTCATTGTTTCACGCTTAACTCTAGCCACAATATCCCTCCCTTCTGATTTACATCGTTTTCCAATTTGATATAACGCGCGAATTTACTTATAAATTTAGAAAATCGACCCCCTCCTCCGGTGCCCCTTAGAGCATTTTTTGATGAAATATTTTAAGGGGGGACTGTTTCTGAATCATTTTCACCACTTTTCATCGTGTTCCCATTTGTTCTGTTTCTTTTTGAATGTTCTACCGTGTTCTTTATTATGGTAATCCACACAGACTGTTTCTAAATTGTCTATTTCTAATGCAAGTTCTGGATGATGTTCAAGTTCTTTTATATGATGGACAACTAACTGTATCTTCTTACGCTTTGCACTCTCACTGTATTCATTGGTATCTGTTTGAACACGTCCGTTACGTTTACACTCTTGACATTCATAGTTATCACGCTTCTTTACTTGTTCTCGTAATTGTTTCCATTCACCACTGTCATAGAACTTACGCTTCTGTTGTTTGGTTTTATATTTTTTCATTTGTTTTTACCACATCCATATATCTTCAATTGCATAATCCTCTTCATAGTATTTAACTCACTCGTCAAGTTGTTATTCTTCAAAATAGATGTATTCCCCCGATCCAGAATCACTCTTTACTTTTCTATAAAATAAAAAAGTAGCGAATTCGCTACTTTACTCTCATACCTCATACATGTTTCATCATCCAATATTTCTAATTAATAAATTCTGTATTAGTTTTACATCTCAAAATTGATGATTGCTGTTTTTGTAATGATAAACAACTCGTTAACTTTATCTTCGATTTGATTTTGGACATCCGCTACATCTACCGTAGAACCTGTATGCCCTACTTGATTTCTTAACCAAGTATATATCGTATCATTACCAGAACCTCTAGGACGTGTAGTAGGCTTATCNTCATTTACATTATAAAAGCTAAATCCATTATTTCTAATAAAAGAATCGANATCTCGCTGACTAGTTGGCCTACTTAAATCTGATGTTGGTACAACCATTTGTAACAGCCCATATAACTGAATAAACCTACCAACAACACCTTCAATTCTTAATGAATTTACAAGAATTGAAACAAAAGCATTCCCTAGAATATCCGCCTCAAAAGTCTGATTTCCTAAATTATTAATAATATCCTCTCGATCTGTTTCTTCTAACAAACGATAGCCAGAATTATTGTATATGGTTATCATTCCAGTAGCTAAACTTCGTGAGTCTGAAATTTTTGTCAAATCTTTATATAACATACCAAATTCATACGAAAATAAACCTAAAATTTTCGAAATAAATTCTTCTACTTGAGCATGATTATTATTAATTGTAACTTTAATCAGCATGCTATAGTAATCAGAATCCAAATCAGTAAAGCTGATTTCTACATTGGTAATGCCACTATTTGAATTCAATTCAGAATTGGGTTGAAAACATATAGCCTCCCTACACTCTATTCCTTTCACTCTCACTCTATATTCTACTTGTGCCATTAATACCATCTCCTGTTTGATTATTGAATTAAACTTAACTCCAACTACTCATTCGACAAAAGACAACATTATCCTTTTAAAAGATTTAAAGCGCCAAATAGATGCCATTTCATTATTTATTATTTTGTAATTCAAATACGGTAAATGAAGTTTTATTCTTCTTCCAACCACCTAATGTTGTTTACATTTATCTATCCAATAATATTAAGTAACTGGAAGAAGAGCAAAAGCACTTCTNCGTTTACACAACGTGAATTGCAATTGAATGTGAAAACAAGAAACAACTGTTCATCCAATCTGCAACCATCGCCACCGGTTATGACGATCCATTTAAGTTATAAGGAACTTTATGAGCAATGTTTTCCGCCACTACTCACAATACAAATATATCACGTTGATTCCAAAACAACCGGTACATTTACTGCCAAAAAGCGGTCATTTCTCTGCCACTTTTTATTTAACTCTTAAAAAATAATTGGTGCCATCATATTTATTCCACCTAATTCCTTTAAAATTGTTGAATTTGTATTTTCTACAAAACCTCTATATCCAGGTGGACTACCAAAAAGAACAACTGCCGATTTAAGGTCAAATTGGAAGTCTCCTTTTACCCTCCATTCTCTTTCATGTGTCCAATCAATAAAATTCTCTTTATCGTCTAAATTTAAATTTACTATCCGCCACCATTCATCTCTTGGAAGAAGATTCTTAGCAATTTCTTTTTTTTCATACATTACAGGTCTGCCACCTTTGGCATACACATAAGCCTTCGGAAAAGCTATACCGACTGCAGTGTACCTCATTTGAGACCTGTCCTTTGTTCGCTCCTGTTCGAACAANATATTTTGACATACACTATGTAACGGCATGTCCTGAAAACATACTGCTTTATTATCTCCAATTATATACCCCGACTGCGTTGTACTTCCCAATAACTTCTTAGAAGTCAATATTTCACCAAGAACCTGACTTGCTGTTTTTAATTGCCCTCCGTTTTCATCATATATACCTTTTGTTAAATGAACTAAAAAAGCACTTAGATCTGTTCTATGACTACTTCGCTCTTCCCACTGCTCACGAGTATATCCCATGACCATCCTCCTCTTTAAATATTTTATATCAATAAATCTTATTATAACACTTCAACTGACTTACCCATATCTTATATTGTGTGTAACTGCCCCCTTCGCTGAATCCCTTGGTATCATTAAATTTATAATCCTTTCTTTTTTGAGTTACATAGTACAAAATTTATGAGTAACTGTAAGGAGTACCACCACATTGCTATCAAGCTAAAAATATGAATTTTATCAATCCATATTTTTCTTTTGCATATTGGCTAGTATAGAACAAAAAGGTTATCAAATGCTGAGCGAACCCTCAGCAGATGATAACCTTTTGAACTAGCGTATCAATGATTTAATTAGATAACCTCACAAATATATTATTGAACCACTCCAAATACATTAATTTCAGCGGCACTTGTCCATGGATTGTTG